GAAAACTGATTTATTGTTACCTAAAGTAACCATTACATTATCATCAGTTATTGTTACTAATGATCCTGTATCCCAAACTGAGTCATCCCATTTAAATTCTAAACAAGGAGGATAAATAGTATTAGTATCTCTAGAAAAGAAATCAAAATCATATAATGAACTAGTAGTAAATTCTGAACCACTTAATCTTATGATAAGACCATTATTTTGAATAGATTCACTATACCATAAATTAACTAAACTAGTTATATTTACATTTATATCTTTTGATGTATAAAAATTAAATGATTGTGTAACAGATGAAGTATAAAAAGTACCTCCTCCACTATTTGATCCTGTATAAGAAGCTGTTACTCCACTAGCAAAACCAGTAGTATCCCAAGCATTTGATCCACTACTTGATCTAAATTTCCAACTTACTCCATCACTAACAATAGGAATATCTGAGTATCTTCCAGTCCCCATATTCCAAGATTGTGATATAGGATTAATAATTAATTTAATATCTGATGGAAGACCACTAACATTAGCTGCATATAATACTAAACTAGATGTTACTGGGGATGGATTAGCATTGTTTATAATACTTTTAATTTGAGATTGATCAAATTGCATTAAAATTCTTCTAGCTGAAGATTCACCATCATATACTCTAGATAATTGTTTTGTGACATCTAAAATTTCATCAATCCCTGAGTTAAGACTAGGGTAATCAGAGTATATTGTAGCGTCTTTAGTAGGAAATATTTTATATACAGCCATTTAATATAAATATACTTTTTAATAAATTATTACACGACCTGAAATATCAGATTCAGGGAAACGAACTTCAAATATTGATGGATCAATAGATGGATAAATAATTCCATTCAATGTAGCAGCATTTAAATCATAAGCATAAGGAGAATAATTACCTCCAGCTTTATTAACAAATTCAAGTTTTCGTACTGTTTGAACTCCTGGGGCTGATAATATAACTGCTTCTACAGCTGATTTGATAATAGGTTGATTAATTTGCCATTTTGATATATTAAAGAAATTTTGTAATCTAGTAATACAATCTAACAATACAGTTTGACCATTAAAACCAGTTAACACAGATATATCAAAATTAATACCTAAATTAATATAATACGCATCTTTAATAGAAACAGCGTCTGTAATCATTTTATATTGACTTAAATAATTTTTTAAATTGACTTTAATAGCTTGAGAAGCTTGAGTTAATTTATTATTTAAATCTGTTGACAATACATAAACAGATAAAGCTAAAGGATTATTATTAATTAATTCAGCTCTATCACTATCTAAAGAAACAGCATAATCTTGAGTCACATAAGCTTTAGAAACATAACCAAATTCAGAAGGCATTGATAAAGTTCTAACTAAATAATCATCTTTAGTTACATTTCGTAATTGAGTTGGAAAGTTAGCTAAAGCTTTTAATCTAATTTCTTCAATAGAATCACCAGGTCCACCTCCAGCTGCTCCAACAGGATTGTTAAAACTAACTGAGTTTTGAACTGTTGTTACTAAAGTATTATTTAAACCATAAGAATCAATATATGATATTAAAGTTTGAGCATTAATTAAATCATCAGATGGAACATTTGATTCAGGACCACCACCAACTATATAATTTACAGTTAATGTTATATTTGAAGGAGCTAAACCATATTCATTAGTATATAAAAAATTTGATGGATCAAATGCTGTATTAAATTTAGATATTCCATCTACTAAACCAATACCTACATTATCTGGATTTGGAATAATTAACTCATCTTGAATAGATGAAACTCCTGATCCAAATGATATTTCTAATGTTGTATTATTTGTAAATCTAGTTGTAAATCTTTTATTAACTTTTCTTAATCTTAACATATATGGAGCTGAGTCTCTATATTGTGAATAATTAGGTTCGTTAACAGGAATATTATATGATTTATCAACTACTGTATCTTGAGCTAAATATGGTACTTCATACCATGTATTTCCATCACTATCAACAATACTTTCTATTTTAATAATTTGATTATCAATTAATTCAACAGTTGAAAATTGTTCTGGACTACCAAAATTAAATGTTGTAGATTTTTTAGTACCAGAATAAGCTGTTGTTTGTTTTTTTAATAAATAAAATTCAGGTTGGTTTGTTCCAGTATAGTAACTATATATTGATACTGATGTTGGGTCAAAAGATGATGAATATCTAAAATCAACTAAATTTTCTGTTATAAAAGTTATTGATGGGTTTGATGTTGATTGAACAACAGATCCTTGACCAATTTGTAAAGCATATCTATAATCAGGATTATAATTATTAGCCGCGTCAGATGGAATTAATTGATAAACATCAAGAGTTGTTTGAGCTGTTGATATAATTTTAGGGCTATAACCTAAAGAATAAGCTAAAGCTATAATATTTTTTTCTTCTTGAGCATAAGCTAATAATGTCTCTTGAAGTTGATTATCAGTATAAAATGATAAAACATCACCAACATAAGCTGCTAAGTCAATAAACATATTACCTGGAGCTGAAGGTCCAAAGTCTATATAACTATTTTGGTAGTAGTTTTTAATATAATCTACTAAATTTTGTTTTAATTGAGAAAAATCTCGATTTATATATTGAATGTCTTGACTCATTGTGTTATATTAATATTTAATACGTCTGCTTGATTATATATACTGTAATAGATAGTTAGATTAGCTTGATTTATATCAGAACTTCTAACAACAATTATATCATTGATTGTAACACCAGGAACATATTCTAAAATTTTGTCTTTTAAAGATTCAGATATACTATCTACATTAGAATCTTGTTCAAAAATTAAAGCTCTTATATTTCCACCAAATGTAGGATCAAATAATCTTTCTCCTTCATTAGTTAAAACAAAATTAATTAAATTAGATTTTATTTGTTCTTTAGTTGTTATAGTTTGATTAAATACACCATTACCGTTAAATAAAATACTTATCCCCAAAGATCTTTGAGGTATTAGTACATCAGCATTTAATCTATATATTGGTCTATTAATAGCCATTAAATTTTACCTTTTTCTTTTAATTTATTCATCATAGCTCTATAATCAGGTACACCATTTAATTGTACTTGACTAATATCTTTAGCTGGAGTTGCTGAGGATAAAAATTCTTCAACAGATGTAGCTTGAAGTTGATGTCCTCCCATATTAGACATCATATTAGAAAAGTTAGGAGCCATAGGTGAAGTAGCATTAATTAAAGTTCTCCAACTTCCTTCAGCGGCAGTTTCTTGTAAAAGATCAGCTATTGGATTTCCTGTTGATTTTATTTCTTTTTTAATAGGAATATCTTTAACTATATTTTTAATTGATTTACTTTCAGTGATTTGAGGCTTGTTTAATTCAGCTAGTTCTTCTCTAAGAACAGTTCTTACTTCATCTCGTACAACTTTTCTAATTAAATTAAGAAATTCATTTGTTTTCATGGTTATAAATATTTATATTAACTAAGTATTTGTTTTAATTCATTAATTAGTTCTAATGGAGTTTTAACTATACTAGGAGCTGTCTGAGCTATTAATAAACCAGACAAAGAATCTTTAGCTATAGCTTTATTAAATCCATCTTTTAATGGTACTATACTTATATTATATTTAATACCATTAGATCCTATAATAGTTTCTTCTAAAGTAAAAGCAGTTTCAGTATCTTTAACAGTTGTTTCTAATTCTGTTTTAGTTTCATTATAATTTGATGAATTTAATATAATATTAAAACTAACTTGATTTAATTTTATTTTAATTTTAGTTAAATAAGAATTACCTATTTGTAACATGTTAATAATAATAGTGATAATTTTATTTATTTCTTTAATTTTATCTTGAACATCATTTATAGTTTGTAATTGAGCTTGTAAACTAGCTAAAACAGGTCCAGCAACTGGTTTATTAGGAGAAGGTGATGCAGCTAAGTCTGATCCAGCTGCTACTAATTGAGCATTTAATGTTTTTTTAGTTATAGATAAAAGTATATTTAATGTAGTTAATATAGTATTTATAATTTTTAAAGTTTTATTTAATATATCTACTATTTTTTGTAAATTTTGAATATTATTTTTTATTATAGATAATTTTCTATCAAATTGAATTTTTACTTGTAACCAAGGACCATCTACAAAAGGATAAAAATTAATTGTAGTTCCATTAATTATTTCTAATCTACCTTTTCTATTTAATAATTCAGAAGATTGTTTTATAGTTTCATTTAATAAACTATCAGTATTAAAAATACCAGTAAATAAATTAGTTAAATAAGGTTTAAAAATATTAGTAATATTATCAACTGATATAGAGTCAATTTTAATATTACTTAAATTTGGAGGAGTAATTTTTGGTTTAATATTTGCTATAGTATCTTTAAAAGCCATTATATAGTTTTTGTTATGTTAGACTTATAAAAACCACTTCTATCACATTTACTTAAAGCTGTTTGTAATTGAACTTTTAAACCATCAGCAGCTACTTTATATAATGGTGGTACTTGAACAGTTGGACTTGCTATATCATTAAAATTATTTATAGCTTCAATTATATCAGATAAAATTACTTTTAAATCATCTGCTTTTACAACAGCTTGTAAACTTCCTTTTTTATCATCACCTAACTGAATTAAAGGGGAGTTTATATATAATTTATTAACTATATCATCTGTATCTGTAGGTCCTATATCTATATAAATTCCTTCATTAGCATTTATATGAATATATTGATTAGCACTTAAAAATATATTATCTGATCGACCATTTAAAATAAGTCTACCAGATGATAATATAATTTGTTCTCCTTCGTATTGACTAGGTAATTGTATACTCATAACATTCCTGCGATTTGATAATATTGTTTTACTTTTCCTACTGTTAATGCTTCTCCAGCTGGTCTTTTTAATATTTTATTAAAAATTGGATTTTGTGTAGTCACAGCGTATGCTGTTAAACCTGGAGCTTGAAGAATATAATCATCAGATTTACCTAAAGCAGCTGGAAAAAATGTTGCTAAATAAAGATCTACAGGTCTAAAAGAAGATAATTTTAAAGCTTTTTTCCAATATAAAAAATATCTTTTAACAAGATCCATTTGTTCTACTCTAGTCATAGCTCTTAATTTATCTACTGTTACTCCTAATGTTTTTCTAGCGTCAGATCCAAACTGAATTAATCCATAATAACCTAAACCATTACCAATACTTGGACTATAAGTTCCAGCAGTTTCATGTCTTATTACTTTAAATAAAGCTTTATAATCAGATAAACCAATTTCATTAGCTACTTGTTTAACTTTATTATAAAAAGATGGATCTGTTGAAGAAAATTTTTCAAAATCTGTTATTACAGGATAATTTTGAGGAGTTGTAGCTTCAACACGATTATTATTTGGGTTTGTTATTAATTTTCTAGGTTGATTAAATTGAGTATATATTATTTCATCAATTAATAATACTGCTCCTAAATCTTCTTCATCAGGTAATTCTAATGTAGCTATTATTAGATCATCTCTATCTTTTAAAGTTTCATCAATTAATTTTCTTCTTTCAGATTTAGGAACTGTTATTTCTGTAGAAGGTAATAATTCGCCAGATGTTCCAAATGTTCCACTAGTACCTGAAGTTCCACTAACCCCAGATGTTCCTGAGGTAGGTAATATATAATTATTTGGATTAGCTTGAGTATTTAATGTAGTATAATTAGTTGCTCCCATTTGAATATTAATGGGAGATCTGGATATTAGTGAGTCTGTTGATGTAGATAATATTCCTATAAAAGATCTATCATCATTTGGTGATATATTAATAGAACCAGTGTAATTACTAGCTGTTAATTCATTAATAATATTTTGATCATGTGATGAATATAAAAAAACATTACCTGTATTATCTAAAGTAATACCATTAGAAGCTCTACCTTCTATAGTTGTATCACCAGGATTACTTTTTCTTCTATAATATATATTTTCTTTAAATTCTCCAGACATTAAGTGAATCCATTAAATGTGTTTTTATATGATACTATATTAGTATTTAAATTAGATCTATCTCTATTTGATTTTTCATTTAATTTATCTGCTAAAACTTTATTATTATTAACATCATTCCAAGCTAATAAAGGAGCAG